ACCAGTTTGATTGAAGGCTGTAGGGGCAGTAGCTAGAGAAGCCATAACCTGTGCTCTGGACTTAAAGACGGCTGTGCCTGAGGTGTCCATATAGAACGCGCCTGTCTCAGAGAACTCTGCGTTCTTGATGGCTGCAAGGCTTGTGCGATTAGTTGCAGGATCAGCAATACAAGTATTAGCACCTGCCGCTACTGTACGCATTGAAGTAGGAAATGACACTTGATTGAGTATCTTGCCTATGCGTGTGCCAGTTGTCTGCCCTGCGCCTGAGTCTGTGATGGTATTGACGTTAGCCATATTGAATAGGCGAAAGGCATCTTGGCATACAATATCTACATAGCCAGTATCTTGATTGACTGGGTAGGTGTAGCGATACTCGATTGCATAGCCTGAGAATAGGTACTTTTGTGTGGTGGCTGTAGTGGCTGAGACACGCACCTTGCGAAGCGGTACAAGTTTGCCGTAATAAGGGCTACTTGTGTTTTGAGGATTAAAGTAGCTGAGAGGGTCTAAGACTCGGACTGTGCATTGTCCTGCCTCGTACTGATCTCGCTGGATATTGCGCCCACGGGTAATGCTAATTTCATAGACGTTAGGAGTTAAATCAACTACGGGTTCTGGAGAACTAGAAGTTCCAAGGGTTGAAGTGCCTAAGATGCCGTATTTAGCATCGCCAATAACGAAGCCGTCATAACCAAAGGTTGCACCATTGGTAAAGTCAAAGCTGACTGCTATCTGCGCTGGGAGTGCCATTAACTGAACATACCTGCGATTCTACCAATTTGAGATGGTGAACCTGAAAGACTTGAAAGCTGCGCTCCTGCTAGGACTTTATCAATAAGTTCCTGCTCACGAATAATATTGCCAGCAACTTGGACATTGATGATGGTGTCTCCACCACCTGTCTGCATGCCATAAGAAGGGAAGTCCACATTACTTGCTTGATTAGCAACAGAGCCAGCATAGTCTCCATACCCTGCTACAACGCCCATAGCAGCCAGTTCAGGGGCTAACCCTGCTGGAGTATAGGTCGAGGTTGTAGTCGTGGTGAGAGCATTTAATTTCTTTTGAAAGTCAAGAATCCATTGATCTAAATAACCAAAAGGATTTTTAGCATCTGGAATGGATAAAAAGTATTGATAGAGTTTGCCAGTAGAGTCCTGAGCCATAAGGATATCTTTAGTAAGTTTGGTCGCCAGGTCAGCATTTCCGTTAAGGATTGCAGCTTGTGCCTCAAGACGCATTCTATCTTCTTCAGAGATATTGCCTTTAAGTGCAGCAATAATTTGAATCTGTTCTAAATCAAAGATGCTTTGAGACTTCTTTAATGCGGCCTGTTGCTTCTGCTGTGCTGTAAGTTCTTTCTGAGCTTTAACCTGCTTGACTGTAAGTGCTGCCAATTCCTTCGCTCGCTTAGCTGCTGCCGCTTCTGCTGCGATTGATTGCTGATTACGAGCATAAGTTCCTGCTGGAGACTTAGAGCGATTGCTTGAAGGCTTGTTTTCCAACATGCCAGCAAGTGATCCGTTAGCACCAGTTAGGTGACCAAATGAAGTGAGGTAGTCAAGACCCTTATAAAGTCTGACCAAGCCACCGATTGCAAAGCCTGTTGCTACTGCTATGCCATTAATTGCCTTGGCTATATTGTCAATTGCTTTGACAGCATCTGAAGTCTGTGTGCCACCAGCCATAAGAGCAAAGGCATCTACTAGACCTTTGCCAATTGTCTCCTTGGCGTTGTTGCTTGCCAGTGCTAAAGCATCAAGCTTGTATTGAGTAGTCTCAAGATATGCGCTTGCAGCTCCAGCAGACTTAGTAAGCATAATTCCAAGAATGTCAGCAAATGACTTTGACTTGAGTTCTGCTTGAGTAAGACCTGTGTTGTACTTCTTAAGTCCGCGAGTAATTCCCACATAACCAGAGGCAAGGTCTTGTGAGACTGTTGCTAAATCTATGCCGCTTGCTCGTGAGATTTGGATAGCATTATTGAGAAGTTCTTGAGACTTAGTCAATGATCCCGTAGTGGTCAATAAAGCTTGAAACGCTGGGCGAAGAATATCATCGGCGATATTGGAAGAAGTCTCTAAATCCTTTATAAAGGTGGCGACTTTAGCCTGAGAAAATGAGAGTCCTAGGTTATCAACTGCCGTTGCTAGACGCCGTGCTGCTGCTTCATCTGCTGCAAAGGCTTTAACTGCTGCCTTGCCATAAGAAATCATTGCGGCAGAACCAAGTGCTATACCAAGGCTTTTGCCTAACTTGCTTACTTGCTTCTCAAGTGTGTTGGTTGCTTTACTAGCCTCAAAGAAAGCTTTGCGGCCAATAAACTCGGAGGCAATATCTACTCTTAATTCGCTCATTTAATGTGTCCAGTCTTAGCATTGAACTTAGCGGCAGACTTCTCTATTGCCTTGAGAACGCCATCTTGCGCTTTGCCACGATCTTCATCGAAGGCTCTAAAGATTGCTCGACCTGTCATTTTCTGATTTCTGCCTACAAGCTGACCGTTCAAACGAGGTGTAAAGTTTCCAGTAATACCAGATTTGCGCCCTGCTGTTTCGTAGATTGCTCCAGCCGCAGACTTGTTCAAGACAGAAGCCAAAGACCTAAAGCCTCTGCGATTGCTCTTGCTTGGACTTGTCTTGTATGTAATTCCACGGCGAGCAATGCCAGCATCGTAGAAACGAGTTGACCATCGACCTTTAGCATTGGGCTGTTGTAGCCAGCCTGAAGGTGCTTGGTCATTGCTAGGAAGAAAGCCACGAGCCTTGCTTGTTACAGGCTTGAGGAATGAAGCTATCTCTTTAGTAATTTCCTTTGAGAGATTAGGTTCAAACTCTTTAATTGCTTTCCTAAGAGCGACCGCGCCTTGCAGCTTTACTGGCATCGCTTCGCTCCTTCGCTATGTCCCTGAGGACTTCTAGATGTGCTTTGAACGCCATCGAAGGCAATTCAATAATGGTATTGAACGGAACTCCATACTCGTAACTCAAGCGAGCTGCGAGATAGGTGAGGGAGTTCCGATCTACCCTAAAGGGTCAGATTCCAGCACTTCCACGCTTTTTAACGTTGAAAGGAAATCTTCCCCGAAAGGTTTGACTGTTTCACCTGAACGCCTAATTGCTTCCCAGCAGAGCCAGTACACGTCTGACTGCTTCTGGTCTTCTATAAGAGCTTTGTGAAAGCCCTTCTTGGCGTATTGCTCGAAGGCATACTCAATCAGTGGAGTAATTTCGTACTCTGTTACTGAATTGTCAGCCCTTGTTACCTTTAGCTTTGCCATTTTTAGCCCCTTAGTTAGTTATCAGGAAGTTGTGATTGCTACTGTACCAGAGACGTTCCAAGTTACAGACTGAGTTGATAGATCGCCAACTGCACCGTTGATGTCGGTTGTGTTGTTGATAAGGCAAGTCATTGTGTAAAGAGGGTTTGTCGCTGAGGTTGCAGCAGAAGTCTGCTTGAGTGTAACTGTAGCGTTGTTGCCCCATTGTGCCTGAAGTGTCTGGAGAACATTCGTTGTAGCTGTATCGTTGAGGAAATCAATAGTGACTGAAGAAGCCTCTAGACCCTTGACGAATTTGTGACCTGAATCACCCATTGCTGTTACTTCGAGTTCATCGAATGAGCGGTTAAGTGTTACAGATGTGACGTGGTTTGAGAGATCAACTGCATTGACAGTTAAAACTACTCCATTGCTCATGAATACTGCCATTTAGGTTATTCCTCTTCTTTCTTAGATGTTGGTTTTGGTGCTTGTGTTGCCTGTGGAAGCTGACCAATCTTGATTAGAAAGTCGGCTTGCTCCTTTGTCCAATCGTCCATCGATTAGCTCCATTCCGTAAGGGTACTGATTGCAATGTCGCAAGTCAGTAAATCTCCAGAAGCGATTGACAACACGCTTGGCGCGCTGACGCTTCCTACGTTAAATACAATGCTGGAGGCTTCTAAGAGCGCAAAGACACGAATTATGTCGGTCTCTATGCCAGCAAGGTTGCCCTCATTGTCAAGCAATGGGACAAGGATAGAAATCTTAAAGTTAGCCATTGGAGCAATTGCTGTGTAGTCATTATTGGTTGGCACAATATAAGGATCAGCAGGAGTC